GCCAGGACTTTCCCGCTCAATCGTAAATCAATTCTGCTCTGGAGGTCAACGGTATTCGGCTGGACTGCACGAATGATAAGGTCGTCGAGGTCGGTCTTGCTGTCGCCTTCGGCGCGATGGACGACGAGACGCTGTTGGAGTGGGTGCGGGCGCACCGTGTCTGACCCACTTTTGACCCAGAATAGGATTGGAACGGGTAGGTCTGGACGGAAACAATGGAAAATCCGCCGAACAAACGGTGGTAAAAAGCACAAATCGGAGCCGAAACAGCTCCGATTTGCGCGTGAGACAACCTACGGACCAGAAGGCCGGGGGTTCGAATCCCTCACGGCGTACCAAACACGGGGTTATCCGAACACATTGTATTTATCTTTGTAAACGGAATTTTCGGTTGCGTGATAAATCGTGAAAGCTAACCTCACAACACCCCAGCACCATTGATGGTGCTGGGGTGTTTGTTTTTGTTCGCATGATATTTTATTGGCCAAGGATCTCCGCCGCCAAGGCATCCATAGCTTTTTCCATAAATTCGTTCAGACTGCACCCGGCAGTTTCTGCCGCTCTCTGGTATCTCTCTTTTTTCCCTTTCTTCACGAACGGGTAAAGACGCTCATAATTCGCAGCGTTATACTTGTTCTTTGCCTTGGTCGCCGCCGTCCCTGTTTTCTTTTCCATGGGATCGCCTCCTTTTTCTGTATTGTATCAGATTATTTCAACTTACGCAAGTATATAATATGCACAAACTCACGCAAGTATATTTGTGCAGTATTCCGTCTTGCTTTTTGCCTTACGCAAGTATATAATTATAATCAGAAAGGGGGAACAAAACAAATCAGGGTCAGAGAAAGGAGACAGTCCAATGGATAAGAAAAAGAAAAAACGCCGACGGCATAAGCCGACGGCGCAGGCCAAAAGAATGAGACAGTTCACAGCTGACATTCTGGCGGCCACAATTTCCGGCCTCATCGTTCTGGCGGTTCAAAAACTGCTAAACTGGTAAAGGCCCGGGGGG